AGAGATGAGCAATTTCGTCATATAGACTATCATAGTTACTTTGGAACTATCGATGTCAAAGCGAAGAAAAGAGTAAACAGGGGTGACTCATCTTACCAAGACGAACTCATATGGCTGGAGTTTAAAAACGTTCAGGGGCGAGAAGGTTGGCTTTGTGGAGAAACAGATATAATAGCTTTTGAGAGAAACGATGATTTCGTTTTAGTTAGAAGGAAAAGACTACTAGAGATGGCTATGAGTAAGTGTAACATAGATGACCGAGTAACGTCAAGTAGAGCTGCTTTATATCGTGGGTATCAAAGACATGGAAGGAAAGATCTTATTTCTCTAATCAAGATGAAAGATGTTTTGGAAGTCAAGCACACAATATGGAAAAAATAAAACTATTTTCTGATTTACATGTGCTAATTTTTATGATATATTACATTAACAAGACATGGAAAAGTTTATAAAAAAATACAGACCTATTGGATTCGGGGAGGGTGACAGAGAAGCTCTTGAAGAATGGGAGAATAGTAAGAAAAAGATATCTGAAGATAACCCAGACAGTTTGATAATGGATGGTTACGATGATTGCATTGCTGGAATGGTAGAAATTTATGGAAAAGATCCAATTGTTTGCTACGACAAATCAAAGGTAATTAAAAAACTGGTGAATGATGGTATGGATTCTGTCGAAGCTCTTGAGTATTTTGAGTTCAATCAACTTGGAGCTTATGTTGGTAAAAAAACACCATGCTTTATTGACACTGAGTATGAAATCTAAAAACAAATAATAATATGGAAAAAACAAAAGAGCAAAAAATAGAGCGGCTTCTGCATTTAAGAGATTACCGTGACGAGATATCCCGCCAGATCAAAAAGATATCAGAGCGAAGCATCGACATTTACACCAACACAAATCGTTTTTTTGCAGGCGAGAGGGTCTGGATAGACGATGAAGATGTAGTCAAAGAGATGAAGGACGCAGCGGCAGAGGTTATCACAGGCATTCTCAAAAAAGAACTTCGTAGTGTTCGGGCTAAGATCGGTAACATTAAAATTAAATGAAATTATTAATAGCATATGCATACTACTATGCTGGTGATCTGTTAAGTCATTTACTCAGGTTTAATTGCTTTTCTTTTTTATATAAAGCTTATAATTACTTAATGATAAAAAGTTGCGATCTTGATGTAGATAAGAAAATCTGGCAGGACTACGAAGATTGCGAACATCTAAATGAATAAAACAAAAGCACCAGTAGCTCAGCTGGATAGAGCAAAGCACTTCTAATGCTTAGGTCGGGGATTCGAATTCCTCCTGGTGTACCAATTTTAATATGAACATACTATCAAAAACAAAAACTTATTTAATAGGCCCAATGCAGTATGCAGAGGGTAGAAAATGGCGGGACGATATCACTGATTCACTTAGAAAAATGAATGTGACAATTTTCGATCCATATAAGAAACCTTTTATCAATGCACCCGATGAAGATGAAGATACTCATAAAAAATTGGTTAAGTTGATGGAAGATGGTGATGGATATATCAATTACTGGATTAAAGATAACAACTATGGTGTTGTTGCAGATCATATGAAAAAAGTTAGAAGCTTTGATCTTTCGATGGTTGATAGGTCAGACTTTATCATATGCTATCTAAATCCAGAAGTTCCTACATTCGGGACTATGGAAGAGTTGAGCTGGGCTGCTAGATGCAAGAAACCAACTTTCATTGTTATTGAAGGTGGAAAACAAAAAACACCATTCTGGGTAATGGGAATGTTTCCTCATAAGTATATCTACAATACGTTCGAAGAAGTTGTAAAAACTTTAGAGAAAATAGATGATGGAAAGATTCAGATAAACAGTGACAGGTGGAGATTGTTTGAACCACACCTGAGATAATCATTGACATATTAAAAATATTCGATATAATAAAGAAAATATATGAGATTATTAGATAGAAGAGGAAAGATAGCTGCTCCAGATAGAAAGTTAACTGGAGATGAGCCAGATTGGAGTGATGCAGAGACAATGAGCATCGAAGATTACTACATGAAACGTAGTAAAGCATTGAACTTCTATTCTCAATATGGAGACACTAAAACGTTCAGACCATTTATTATACAGTGGATGGAGAATAACAATTACTCTAAGAATGACATAGCTAAAATTAAAAGCTGTCATGTTGGTGATTTGAGTTTCACAACTTGTAAATTAGCAAGAATGCTGAATGAGGGTATGCCAGATTTTCACCCACTAGAAGACATGAACAGAGATAACTTCAAAAAAGTTTCTGATGTGATCAAAGGGGATATCAAGTGTGTTTTGAGTTCTATGGCTTACTTGGTCGATACGAAAAAGAAGACTGGTAAAAAAGTAAAGCCTAATATACAAGCTAGGATGAAGGATAAGGTTTATGATTCGATAGTGTCTCAGCTAGACATACTTCTGGATGACATAATCCAGATGAAAGAAGATACTACTCCTGCTAGAATCCCTACACTAAACATAGGATCTCTATGCGTATCAGAAAACATTCCTGGTCAATCTTGCAAATATATACTTGAAGTTCTAGTTAAAACCCGTGATGAATTCAATTCTGCTCTGGAGAAAACAGATCCTCAATTAGTTGAAGGTTATAAGTGGTTGAGTGTTCCTCAACTAAGGAGAATCGTTTCCAATTATGACAAGATGATAACAGAAACCAAGGCACATGGAAAAATGAAGACTGCTACTAGAAAACCTAGAGTCAAGAAACCAAAAGATGCCGCCAAGCAAATAGCTAAACTAAAGTATAGTGTAAATTCTCAAGAGTATTCTATCAACAGTGTTAACCCATTAAAGTTACCATTCTCTCAGGTTTGTTACACCTTTAATACAAAGAATAGAAAGTTGTCAGTTTATAAAGCATCTGGTTCTAAGGGTTTCAGCATAAAGGGAACTACTTTGAAAGATTTCGATGAATCTTCAAGTTTATCATTTACATTGAGGAAACCAAATGATATACTTCCTTTGGTATTGTCAAGCCCACCAAAGAAGTTGGAGAAACTAATTTCGAACATAAAAACTAAAAAGACTCCTGCTAATGGTAGGATTAATCAACACACAGTAATACTGAAGATAATAGAAAATTAAATGAAAAAAGAAAACATTAAGGATGCAATAAAGCCTGCTATAACTAAAGAGAAGTTGATTGAGTTAACAGAGTTACATGTTTCCCGTGATGGTATGGGATACAGTGAGTCAATCATTCAAATTTGTGAAGATAACGACTTAGACCCAATCGATGTTGCCAAGTTGGTAAACGGATCACTTAAGGAAAAGGTTAGAGCAGAAGCAGAGAGAAATAATATTTTCTATAGACCAAATTCACTATACTAAAATATGATTGTATTAAGCACAGATTCTAAACCAACACCAATACAAGTTAGAGGAATATTTCTCAGCATCAAATTACATTTTGATGTGAGTAAGTCTTATGATGCTTTCAAATATAAATTTAAGGGTCCCTATTGCAAGAGAGAAACTTTCTTATCCAGTAGAGACAAGTATCAATATGAAAAATTAGCTACGAAGTATAAAAAGAGTAACGATATTATACTTTATAGTCTGGCAAATATAATTTCTGGTAAAACTTGGGTAGGAGAAGCAGATGAAAATTGTTATCTTGAGTGGACTTCAAAAATCCAAAGAATTAATTACACGTTCGATCAAGATATCTTGACTCTTAAAGATGCAGCTGATGACGAAGGTATCGATTGTTTTGATAACACAATTATCCCAAAAAACACAAATGATGGAGATCTTCCTTTGATATATAGATTATACCAAAGTGATAAGATAGCACTGGAAACACTCGTAGTGTTGGATACCATATGCGACTATACAAAAGATCTAGAAAATAAAATAAGTGACCCCCTAAAAATATCACATGAGATTTCGAGCCTGGTAAAGGCTTACAAACCCTTTCTTACTTCAATTCTGAAGCTAGAAAAAAACACGGCAACTATCATTAAATCATTTACAAAGTAACATTTGTGAGTTATAATGCTGGTTACACAATGTAATATAAACTGTAATACACTGTAATATAAACAAAATAAAAATAAAAAATATATGTCATTCGATAAACTAAAACAAAACCGTGCTACTTCTGTAGCAAATCTGGTAGCCGCAGCTGAAAAGTTATCTGGAGGTGGATCAAAATCATATGGTGATGATCGAATCTGGAAACCAACTGTTGATAAGAGCGGGAACGGCTATGCTGTTATTCGCTTCCTTCCTTGTAATGAGTCAGACGAACTTCCATGGGTTCGATTTTGGGATCATGGATTTCAAGGCCCAACTGGTCGTTGGTATATCGAGAAATCACTAACAAGCATTGGTCAAGATGATCCATTGAGTGAAGTGAACTCTCGTTTGTGGAACTCTGGAAATGAAAGTGATAAAGAAGTAGCTCGTTCGCAAAAACGTAGACTTCATTATGTATCAAACATTCTCATTGTCAGTGATCCTGCTAATCCAGAAAATGAGGGTAAAGTGTTCCTTTATCAGTATGGCAAAAAGATCTTTGATAAGATCATGGATGTCATGCAACCTCAGTTCCAAGATGAACAACCAATGAACCCTTTTGATCTTTGGGAAGGTGCTAACTTCAAACTCAAGATTCGTAATTTCGAAGGATATCGTAACTACGATAAAAGTGAGTTCGATTCACCTAGTGAGTTGTATAGTGGAGATGAAGCCCGTCAGCGTGACGTTTACGAGAGTCTTCATAAGTTTTCTGATTATACAGATCCAAGTAACTATAAGAGTTATGCAGATCTTAAGAGGAAACTTGTTGAAGTTCTTGGTGAACAAGCAGTTAATGGTGTAGATAGCATGAGTAATGTTGAAACTCAAATGCAATCAACAGCCCCTTCTGTTGCAAAAGTAGAAGAAGCTGATGATATTCCTTTCATCAATAATGATGCAACACCTAGTGATGATGGTGATAGTGATGATTCACTAAGCTATTTCGCTAAGTTAGCAAAAGGAGATTAATTGATCTAATAGATCGCATTCAAAACCCCACTTCTAAATGAGGTGGGGTTTTTTGTTGAATAACATATAAATAATAGTAATGGCAAAAACCTTTCAGAAAATAAGAGATGAGGCAGAAAGAAAAGGACTAGAACCTTTTACTAAGAAGTCGTATAACTGGTATCTAAAAAACCTTAAAAATATGACCAACGTTACTGAGAGGAAGATTCTGACTGATGACAATCTCTTGGTTAGGAAGAAACCTCTTATAGGAAGAATGTTCATGTATGGATACGGGCCCAAGTGGGCAGAGAAGTTAGAATACTATGATACTTTTCCCCTTATCATAATGGTGGGACCTGCTGAAGGAGGATTCTATGGAATAAACCTGCACTATTTAAATCCCACTCGTAGAGCTGCTTTCTTTGACATACTAAGAGGATATGCAACTGATAAGCGTTACTCACAGCAAACTAGATTGAGAATGACTTACTCCATGTTGAAGAGTAACAAAACAGCAAGAGCATTTGGGCCTTGCTTTAAGCATTATCTCAAAAGTCACATAAGAACAAAAGTCGTTCAAGTTCCACCAAAAGAGTGGCAAACCGCATTGTTTTTACCAACTGATAACTTCCAGAAAGCAGATCGTAGTAAAGTTTGGAGAGACACTAACAGAAGGAGTAAATAAAATATATGGCTATTACAGAAAACAGTATAGAAACTTTAAAATCAGCTGTGAAAAGTCATGGTGGTTTTTCAAGGTCGAATTTATTCAGAGTTAATATATTTGGTAAACACATTCTAAGTGGAAATGACCCAAGAGATTTTACAGCATTGGCACAGAGTGTGAATATTCCAGGAAAACAAATACAAAGCTTTGCTTACAGCCCATATAGAAACCCAGTTGAAGTTCCTACAGGATATGTGAATGAAGACTTGAATATGACTTTTGTTTTAACGAATGATTACTTCATCAAAAAGTTTTTCGACAAATGGACTCAACTCATCGTAGATCCAGAATCCTATCTAGTTGGTTATCCAGAAGAATACAGGTCTGATATCAATATACAGCAGTTGGGACCTGATGGAGAAGTTGTATATGAAGTTACTGCGACTGAAGCATTTCCAAAGAGTGTTAAGGGTGTTGATTTCACATCAGAAAATACTCAAATAAACACAATCGATGTTACCTTTTCTTTTACTGATATTATTGACAAGAATCAAGAAACTCTTTCACAGCAACAGGCTTTTAGAGATAGAGCTAGTATAGCAAGTGACAAGATTAGGAATGCCGCGCAAGCGGGTGGTGAGTTCTTCAAGAGGGGGTTCAACTTTTTGACTGGTGGAAACTAGATATATATAATACAACTACACGATAAAAATAATATGAATTTACCAAAAATTGAAACACCCAAGTATGGATTGCAAATCCCTTCTAGTGGAGAAACGATAGAATACAGACCATTCCTAGTTAAAGAGGAAAAGATACTTTTGATTGCACAGCAAACTAATAAGAGCAAAGCAATGTTTAAGGCTATGATTGATGTGATTGATAATTGCACTTTCGGGAAATTAAAAATGAAAGATTTGACCAACTTTGATGTTGAGTATATCTTCTTAAAGTTAAGACAAAAGAGTGTTGGTGAAATCGCAAGTCTAAGCATCAAGTGTGATGATTGTGGTGCTAGTAACCCAGTTGAAGTTAACTTAGAAGAAATCAAAGTCGAAGAATCTGATAAAAAAGAAAAGAAAGTTATGCTTACAGAAACTGTGGGTGTTGTTCTTAAATATATCGATGCATTGTCAGTGGAGAAACTAGCTTCACTTGAAAAGGATCAAGCAAAGTTGCTTACTGAAACTGTTATCCAAAGTATCGATCACATCTTTGATGCAGAAGGTGTTTATCCAGTAAATGAAGCTAACAGAAGTGAAATCGAAGAGTTTATCAATAGTTTAAATAGAGAACAGATTGGTAAAATTGAAGAGTTTATATCTAGTGCGCCAAAGCTAAAACACACAGTGAATTTCGAGTGTGTGAAGTGTAATACCCAAAACGAGGTTGTTCTTGAAGGGGCCCAAACTTTTTTCGTATAGCCCTCTGCCAAGATACTCTGTCAAGCTATTACCAAACAAACTTTGCGCTGATTCAACATCACAAGTATAGTTTGACAGAGTTAGAAAATATGATTCCTTGGGAGAGGGAAATTTACATTTCTCTATTATTAGAATGGATTAAAGAAGAAGAAAAAAAGCAAAATAATACTAAATAGTATTAATGGCTAAAGAAAAAAACATAACCTTTAGTGAGTTTTTTGATGGGTTCAAAAGAAGCCTTAAAACATCAAAATCTCAAGAATCGAAGCTAGATACATCAAAGTTATCTGATGATATAGTAGGCGTTCAAGAGAAAGTTGCTAATCATACTAAAAGTATGTTGAGTAGCATGGATAGTCAAATGAAAGCTCTAATGCAGATGAGTGATTCTTTTAACTCACAATCTTTAGTAGCTGCAGGTTCAGTTGATCTCTCAAGTGATCTTGACAATTCTGATA